CAATGATTCAGTTACATCTTTAATCCATGATTTAAACATTATTTGATCTTCACTAACACAAATTAAATGATTAGCACCTCTACGAATAATTCTACCAATTAAACCAGTATTTACATCTTCAACCTTAGTACCTATATCAAATATCTCTTTAGAAACATAAGCCTCACGAAGATTCTCAGTATCTTCTTTTGGTGCTATCTCCCAAATATTCCAACACTCTTGAACTTGCTCTGCACCCATTGCTTGACGGACATTCATAAAATAATCCTTAGCTGCTTTTCTATTAAGTAAAGGAACTAAATCCATTGACTGTATTGGTTGTCCTTGTTCATCAATTAATTGCTCACCAGTATTAGGATCTATTTCATATATTGGTTGTCCCTGTTCATCAACTGCTGGAACTTCTTGCTGAAGATTCTGATAAAATGATTTAAAATCACCTTCTATTGCTGCTAATCTCATTCGAGAAGCAGAATATCCTTCCATACCTTCAGAATCATCTTCTCTTGCACCAGAAGATATAGTTTCTAAACCATCGAACTGATACAATTGACCATTATAATTTTGAGATAATTTATCAAACTGTTTTACTCTATCATCACCAGCAACTATTCTTACATTAGTATATCCATCATTATGTGCTTTTTTAAGAACATCAAAAATTGTATTATTTTGTGGATCATTTACAATCCTCTCAGCATGATCTGGAAACATATTTCTCATAGTTCCAACTTTAGAATCAGCATCTAATGGATTCTTTTTAGGATCATTACTACGAGAAGGAACAATTATATAATCACCTTCAGTTTCTGCAGCAGATTCCGCAGCAATATCCATTAATTGTCCATGTCCTGCGTGTGGTGGATTAAATCTACCAAAAGCAAGAGTTAATGTTCCTCTTGTCTTAGGAACTGGTGGAGGACCTGCCTGTAAATCTGGACTCTGAAGTTGAGACTGAATATCTGCTTGTTGTTGTTCTGCTGCAGCTTGTTCTTCTTGTGCTGCTATTTCTTCTGGAGTAGGTTCTGCAGGAGGTGCTTGTTGCTCTGGAGGAGGTGCTTGTTGCCCTTCGGGAGGAACCTGAGTATTAGGTGATGAATAATTCTTTTCTTGTTCAGATTGTTTAGGATCTTTACCACCAACTACCTGTCTCTTATTATAAAACTTTAATGTACCCTTTTCTGTCTTTGCTGTAAACTCACCAGTCTTTCTATCATACCATCCACCATGACCATCACCTTCCAATCCCAATCTAGCTGCTTGTTGAGATGCAGAGGTTTCCGTTAAAAATTGTAAAAAAGATTTCATCAGTTCTGCTTAAGCTTTAACTGTATTTGCGATTTATTCGCAACAATATATTTTAAAACATTCTCTTTATATTTATCATCTTTCTTATCTGTTAAAATTAATTGCACAAAAGACAAAAAGTTCGTAAATAAATCTCCACGAACTCTTTTTATTTTTTTAAATTCAAATATAAGTAAATCTAAAAATTTTTCCATTAATCACTATCATCAGGATTACCCAATGTTTTATACTCTAATTGTTTTTGGAGGAATATAACCTCTTCTTTAAGATCGTCATTCTCCTTTTCCAGAATTTCGATATGTTCTTGGTAAATAATTACACTCATTTCTAATTCGGATAATTTTACTTCTATATCCCAGTCCACAACGCACAATTATTAATGCGGGTTTCATAGTTAGTTATAGATTTAATGTTTTCTTTATACATTATCTGACATCCATTTACTAATAGCAGCATCATATTCAGCAGTATGTTTAAATGCTTCTAACATAAATTGCTTTCTTAAAGTCTCAGGTTTAATTGATATATTACCTTTAATTGAATCTAAGTAAATCCCATACTGATTTGGATTAGTTAATACAGCAACATCTTTATAATTCTTTGCTGCTGATCTTACCATACTAGGGCCACCAATATCAATGTTCTCTATTGCATCTGAAAGAGTTACATCTGGTTTAGCAACTGTCTCCTTAAATGGATATAGATTAACTGCAACAATATCAATAAGTCCAATATCATTTGCCTCACGATCTATATCATGTGCAGGATTACCACGTTGTGCAAGAATACCACCATGAATCTTTGGATGTAATGTCTTTACTCTTCCATTCATAATCTCTGGTGAACAAGTATAGTCAGATACCTTCATTACAGGTATGCCTTCTGCCTGAAGAGCAGCATGAGTTCCACCACTAGATATAATTTGATATCCAGAACGGACTAATCCTTCTGCGAAATCAACAATACCGCTTTTGTCTGAAACACTTAATAATGCGTAGTACGTCATAATTATTTAATGTAAGAAATGTCTTTTACCTGTAAATATCATAGTCATATTCAACTCATTACAAGCATCAATAGATTCTTGATCTTTAATACTTCCACCTGGTTGAATTACTGCTTTAATACCATAATCATATGCCAGTCTTACACTATCACCAAATGGGAAGAATCCATCACTTGCTAATGCAGCACCACTAACTTGAGTATATGCATTTAAAGCAATCTTTGCAGAACCAACACGATTCATTTGCCCTGCACCTACACCTAATGTAGCACCATCACTAGCAACTAAAATAGCATTGGAACGAACGTGACGACAAACCTTCCATGCAAAGGTAAGATCTATTCTTTCTTGATCTGTTGGTTGTCTATCACTAACTACTTTCCAATCATCCACATTTGCTGGATCATTATCCTTTTCCTGAACAAGAACACCACCAAGAATACTTCTGACATTATATGGTTTTAGTTGCATATTATCAATATCCAACTCAAGTAATCTCAAGTTCTTTTTAGCAGCAAGTATTTCCTTCGCTTCATCACTAAATGATGGAGCAACGATACATTCATAGAAAGCACCTGTTAATTCATTAGCACACTCATTATTTACCTCTCTATTCAAAGCAATAATTCCACCAAAGCAACTAACTCTATCAGAATCTAATGCTCTTGTTAATGCAGAATCTATTGTTTTTCCTATTGCAACTCCACATGGATTTGTATGCTTAATTACAACAGCAGCAGGTTCATCAGGAAATTCCTTTACTGTTGATACTGCTGCGTCTAAATCTATAAGATTGTTATAACTTAACTCTTTACCTTGCAATTGATTTGCTGATGATAGACCGTGATCTGGATAAACACACCAAGTTGCTTGTTGCTGTGGATTCTCACCATATCTTAAAGTTTGTTTGAACTTTAACCCAGTTAATAATTTAGAAGAATCATGCATTACACATCACCTTCCTTTCTATTCTCTGAGTAATGAACATCAAACTCTCCACCAGGATATCTTGCTTTTAATTTCTCTACATTCATTTCAATAATCTCATTGAAGTCTGTATCAAGTGCCATACAAGCTTGAGCAACATACCACATAATATCTCCAAGTTCTCTTTTCATATGAAAGATGTTCTCTTCATTCACTGGTTTACCTTGGAAAACCATCTTCTTTACTACCTCAGTAAACTCACCACCTTCAGCACATATACCAAGAGCAGCAGTTAATAAACGATGAATAGGAACTCCATCACCACTTTCTACTGATTGTATGCCAAAGCATCTAGAGTTAAAGGAAATATAATCCTTAGATTCTTGAGATGTTACTGCGTCTACAAACTCAGTATATTTTTGGGTATCAACTTGTTTAGTCATTTTGCTTCCTTAACTGCTTGATCAGATTTTCTTAATTGTTCTAGTGCTGCTAGAACTTCAGGAGTTTCTTCCCAACTCCATTCTTGATTATGTTGTTCATTCTTCTTTACTATCGTATGTGTTCTTAAAGTCATGAGAATTTAAATCCAGCAAATGATTTTTTGGGTTTTTGTTCTTCTGGATTATACTCCTCTTCTTTACCATTGTCAACTATGTCATCCTGTGCTTTTTGTTCAACATCATATAATCTCATCTTTGCACGATCAATACCCACAACAAATCTCTTAAACAATGTAGGATCATTATAACGATTCTTTAATTGTTTTACCATTATTTGATTTAATGCATCCA